CAACCAGCGCCGTCAATGGCAAGATCGATAAATTAACCCTGAGCAATCTGTACACGTCAGGCGGGGAGTGTGTCCTGTCCAGGATCACTGCCGGAACGATTGAGATTCTCTACAACGAGGTTGGGCAGGGGAACGGATTTGCAACGAAGGAATTCGTCATCGCCACAAATGTGACCGGGGCCGTCATCACCGTGGAAGACAACGTTGAGGTCTCGATCTCGGAGCCAAGCCCAAGCTAGGCAGAGTAGGAAAAGGAGAGAGGGTGGAAGACCCGTACATGTCCGGGCTTGAACCGCCATACCAGACGCACCTCCGTTCGGTGGGGATCGAGCCAGTGCCAGAAAGCGCCGAGGTCGTTGCAGACCCGCCCTGGCACCCGCTCAAACGGATCGTCCTCGACGCTCGGGCTTCAGGCTCTAGCATCAACGGCGCTTGCGCCGCAGCAGGACTCTCCACGTCAACCCTCTACGCATGGCGTCAGCGCGACTACCGCTTCGCCCAGGCTTGGGCAGACGCCTGCGTCGCCCGCGGCGACTGGTACGAAGACCAGCTCAGAGACCAGGCCGCTAAAGGGAATACCGTCGCTATCATCGTGGGCCTCAAAATGACGGGGCGGTTCGCAGATAACCCCGCTATGCTCATCCAGCAGGACAATAGGCAGATGCAGGTCGATCTCTCAGGGATGTCCCTCGATGACCTCCGGGGCCTGAGACAGGCCCTCGAAGAGCCTTCCGAAACGACAGCGATGGAATGATGAGAAAGCTGAACCCCGTGTTAAGTCGCAGGGAGCCGCGAGCGGTACTGCCCTCCCACCCCGGCAGTGGAATTCATCGCCACCCGCCGGCTATGGGCAAACAAGGGCGGTCGTAAGAGGGTGCCACTGTTCAAAACCTCCGTACAGGATGACACCCGCCGCTCGTTGACATAAAGAGACAGTTCGGGGGGTTTAAGGACCCATGCTCGCAACCGACCTCAGCCCGGAGCAAAGACAGGCGCTGCAAACCGCCGTCTCTATCGAGGCGGCACGGCGTTCTTTCGACGAATACTGCCGCTATGTCCACAAGATTGAACTGTATCCGCACCTCCAAGCCTGGCACGCCGAGTTGAAGCGGGCCGATATCAAACGGAAGGCGATCATTGCGCCCCCGGAGTCGTGGAAGAGCACGCTGATCCGCTACCTCCTGGAGTGGGAGATCGGCCAGGACACCAACGAACGGTGCATCTGGGTCATGAACACGGCGACCCAGGCGATGCGGAATATCATGTCGATGAAGGCGACGATCCAGGAGAACGACCGGTTCAAGGCCGTGTTCCCGAATGTCAGGCTGGACCCGAAGAAGCCCCAGACCCAGGACACGGTCTATCTCGTGCGTGAGGAGCTTGACCACCCGGACCCAACGGTGTTCGGCACGGGCTGGAACGGGGCCTACCAGGGGATGCACCCGAAGAAGATCGTCGCCGACGACCTGACGAACCAGGACGAGGTGCGCTCGGAGACCGTTATGTCGGACCAGAGGGCAAGACTCCGCGGCGTCCTCCTCGACCGGCTCACGGCAGGAGGGGAGTTCTGGGCCATCTTTACCAGATGGGGCGAGGCAGACCTCTTCCAGGACTTCAAGGATATGGGGTTCTCGATCTTGGAGCAGCCCGTGGAGGGCCGCTACCCCTGGGGGAGGCTCCTGTCAACGGACCTCTTCCCCGACGACCGCCTGCTCGACCTCCGTACCCAGAAAGGCTCGGCCCTCTATGCCCTTACCTACCTCTGCGACCCAGGGGCGGCAACCGGCTCGATGGTCAAACGGGAGTGGTGGCAGTGGTACGCTGAACCTCAGGATATCCCGCGCGGCAAAAGAATCCATTCGTGGGACCTATCGACGGGGATTTCTGCCCAGGGTGACTATTCGGCGTTTGGGCACTGGGGAGCGACGGATTACGGCTACTATGCCCTCGACGGCGGTCGGTGGCGCTTGACGATGGACGAGCTGGTCAGGAAAATGACGAAGCTGTACACCGAGCAGCGCCCCCAGATCATCCTTGTCGAGGAGGCCGGCACGTCGATCCCGGTGATCCAGTACCTTCGGAGCCACACGAACCTGCCGATCAGGAGCGTCAAGCCAGGCACGAAGGACAAGGTGTCCCGCCTCCAGGCCGTGGTCGGGTTGGTGGAGGGGAAACGGGTGTGGCTCCCGTCGAGCAGCGAGTGGACCCACGAGTTCGTGGACGAGCTAGCGCGGTTCCCTGGGGGCAAGTACGATGACCAAGTAGACCAGATGACCCAGGCCCTGGAGTACCTTGAGATGCGCGGGGTCGCCTCGACAGCCCGCGGCGAAGGCGGAGGGGCCTGGAAAAGGTAGGAGCTTATGCCAATCTTGGACAATGCCGATATCAAACGACTGACGGACTCCCTGCTCAACGATGTCTGGTCACGGGCACACCTGGAGTGGAGCCTCGACAAGGACTACTACGAGCTGGAGTTCCCCGTGAAGCGCGGCCCGGAGGTCGAGAAGGTCGTCCCCCCAACCGCACGGCAGAAGGTGAATACCTTTGCCGACCAGTTGGTCACCTCGGAGCCGACCGTCATCAGGCGGGCTATACGGGACTCCGATGTCAGCAGGGCCAGGGCCGAGAAAACCCAGGTCGCCGGCGTGCTGATCCTCAAGAACTTCGATAAATACTCCCTGATGCCCCCGGCGAAGAGCTTCGCCAAGCACCTGGGGCTGTATGGGTACGCAACGATCTACGGCCCAGGCTGGGATATCACCCGCTGGCCCATGCACATCGAACGGCAGGGCCGTCGCCGCACGAATAAACGCTACCTCGCCGAGATCGAGGAGCGGAGGAACAAGATAGCCTCCGTATTCCCCTTCTGGATCACCGCCCCGCACCCGACAAAGACCCTGCTCGACCCGCAAGAGGGCAAGGAGCCGACCTTCGGCATCTATCGGGAGCGGAAATACGCCACGGCCCTCCAGAAGGCGTACCCGGACAACCAGGACCTCGCCAAGATACAGCCGTTCCAGCTTCTGACCTGCCGTACCTATTGGAGCGCAGACCAGTACCACATGTCGGCTGGGGCCAACGACGGCTCGGAAATGGAGCTTATGGACTGCGAGAACCCCTACGGCTTCGTGCCGTTCAAGCAGGCCCTCGCAGGCTATGGCTCGGACTCCGCTATGGACACGGGCCAGATAGCCCTCTCGAAGCTCTGTGCAGGACTCCTGCGGTACGTCCGCTCGGCCCTTGAGGGCGAGGCGTCGGTGAAGACCTCGCTCGTCCACTACATCTGGAGGGCGGCAAACCAGCATATCTTCACCGACGGCGATGCCGGCGAGCTTGCCAGGCTCATGGAGGACAACCAGGTCGTCCCAGCCCCAGGCGGGCAGACCAGTATCTGGAACGAGGCCATCCCCGCTATCCCAGGCGGCATGGCCGAGATGATGGGGGAGCTTCGCTCCGATGTTGACCAGGGGACGTTCGGCAATATCCTGCACGGCATACGCCCCCAGGGCGTTCGCACGGCATCGCAGCACGCCCAGATCGTCTCCAAGGCCAAGCAGTTCTTCCATGTCCCCATGCTCCAGTTGAACACGATCATGAGCCTGTTCCTTGGGGACTGCGGCAGACTGCTCAGTGTGTTCGAGGACGAGGTTACCCTCGAAGGGACGCTGGCCGGGAACCACAGGGTGGAGACGATCAAGGCCGAGGACTTCGAGGACAACTACACCTTCGAGGTGGACTACGAGGCGTCAGACCCGATGGAACGGGCCGCAAGCATCGAGACGGGGCTTCAGCTTAGGATGGCCCCAGGCCCGGACGGCCAGCCCGGAGCCATCGACTGGCGTACCTTCGCAGAGCGCTTCGCCCACCTGGGGAATATCACCGAGATCGAGGAACGGATCGCAGAGGAACGCGGCATGGCCGACCCCGCTACGCACCAGATGGTCATGCAACTAGTCCAGCAGATGTGGCAAGAAAAAGTCGCCCCGAATGGCGCAGGGATGATGTAATGGCAGAACCATCTTTTACCTCTCGTGTCGCTGATAGAGTCGTTGGACGTATGGGGCAGCAGGCAGACGCTATCGTCAATGCGAACCCCATACCGCCCGGCTATGACAAGATCAGCTCCTTTAGGGACTTTGTGGCCCAGTGGCGCAAGATGCCCATCGAACAGCGTAAGGAGATGTGGGGGCAGCTTGACCCGGAGATGCGGCAGCGGATGATCGACGAGCTGGGGGTCAGCCAGATTATGAGCGACCTCGGCGCTATGACCGCACCGCCCGAAGAGGAGGCCCAGCCTGGAGGCCCGCCGGGCGGTATGCCGGGAGGTATGCCGGGAGGTATGCCAGGCGGTATGCCACCCATGCCAGGCGGTATGCCACCCATGCCAGGCGGAATGCCGCCCATGCTTGGGGGGATGCCAGGACCAGGACCTAGGCCGCGTGGGCCGCGTGGGATGCCACCAATGCCCGCAGCCGGCCCCATGCCAGGAGGAATGCCATGACCTTCGAGCAACTCCGAGCACTCCTTGCGACCTACGGCCATGTGCTGGAGCGAGACCCCAATACGCAGGGCGGCTTTCTCCTTTCCAGCCCCGAATTCCCCGGTGGCTTTCCTCTGCCGCTTGATTCGCTGGAAAAAGCCAACAGGGTTGTAGAGGATTTGAACTTGCCTTCGCACCCCGATCAACTGTTAAAACAGGCTTCAATGTTAAAACAGGCTTCAATCGAGGGGGAAATCGACTGGGAGGGCGACCCGATAGTTTGGCCTGAGGAGTTGAAAGAGCAGGTGAGCGCGAACATCGCAGCCCAGCAGACCATCGCAGCCCAGCAGGCCGCGGCTACTACTGGCCCCAGAATTGTCGGAGGCCCAGGCGGGGGGATGTTCTACGAACGAGGGGGAGAGTACGGAGGGTGGGAGTATGTCCCGCCAGGGAAAGTCCCCGCCGAGGTTATCCCCGCTGAGATCATCACCGGCGAAGAGCTTGGTGCCCCCGGCCTGGAGGGGCGGCTTTTCATACGCCAGCCAGATGGGAGCATCAGGCCGTATGAAGAGCCAGGGTACGAGGCAGGCCCGACCATCGATCAGCAAATAGCGGACCTGTTGGTTCAAGAAGGAAAGATGGCCTCAGCGTTGAAGCTGTGGGAGTTCAAAAACCAGATGACGCCGTACCAGCGTCAGGCCCTCGAACTCCAGTCACGTCAGATAAACCAGCAGGGCTTGCAGCAGGCCCTCGAAATCTCTCGCAGCCCCGCTGACTTCTTTACCTTGATGCAGCTTCAGTCAGGCGCTGCTCCTATCCAGCAACCTGGGTATACAGGGGCGTTTCGTGGTATCGGGCCTCGTGGGTCGCAGACGATCACGAACCTATTTGAGCGCCTTGGGCTTATAGCCCCGCCCGCAGCGCCTGGGGTAGACGAGCAGGCCCGAGCGCTGGCCGACGAGCAGGCTTTCGTAAAGGCCCAGGAAGGCCCAATGGACCTTGTGGGGCTGGACGAGATGCTTCGTAGGCAACAAGCCGACGAAGATAGGGCACGGCGTAGGCTGGCCGACGAGCAGGCTTTCGTAAAGGCCCAGGAAGGCCCAATGGACCTTGTGGGGCTGGACGAGATGCTTCAAGCCCAACAGGCCCACCAGGCCGCTACACAGTTCGCCGACACTGACCTTGTGGGGCTGGACGCGCTGCTTCAAGCCCAACAGGCCCAAGCGTTAGCAGACGCGCAGGCCGTCGAAGAGGCCAAAGCTGGCTCAATGTCAGACGTTGCCTCTATGGATGAATATCTTCGCAAGCTCGCCGCCGAGGAAAAAGTAACGTTCCGCGGGGGCGAGGTAGACCCGTTTAGCACACAACGGAGACAATTTACACCTCCGGTGATTTTGGGGCCTGGAGATATCCCGCAACCCCTTGCGCCGTCTGGCGTAGTTGACCTTGGCGCAAGCGTGACGCCACCCGGCGCAAGCGTGACGCCACCCGGCGCGCCGTGGGTGCTTGGGGATGTCCCGCAACCCTACGGGCTGGCGCCGACCGACGTTGGCGGCGGTTACCAATTTACCCAAGCGCCTATGGGAAGCCTGGGGAAGAAGTATGCGGGGGGCGGTATTGTACGCGGGCCAACCCTGGCAACACTCGGCGAGACGGGGCCAGAAATGGTGGTTCCACTCGACCCGCGGAAGCGCGCTCAGGCCGAGAACCTCGTGAATATATACAGGCGGCTTACCGCTAACGATATCCCATCGTTTGCCGAGGGAGGAATGGTTTTTAATCCAAAGCAAGCAGCCCAATTGGGCCAATCGGCAAAGGCCCTGACGGGCGGGGCGCTTGCGATGAAGTACGGCAAGGGGACGGGTGGATGGGACCCCAGCGGCAAGGTATTCAAGATGAGCTTTGGCCCAGCGCCGACTTCAGTTCTCCAGAAGTACAATCTAGCGCCAAAGGTTACTTCTGTTTCTGACAAGCCGATAACCACGGCATATACACCCGGCGTCACTGACCTAGGCGGTGGGACCGCCATGCCTTGGCAGCAAGTGGAAAAGATGTTCCAGAAGGCGGCACCCCCCGCCATCCCCCAGGCCCCTGGAGGTTCGCCAACGGCCCCGTATGCAACGCCTGCAACGGGAACGCCAACCAATATTCCGAAGGGGGTCGGAGCGGGACTCACCCCGGAGACCTTCCTGAAGAAGCAGGCCCCGAATATCTACAAGGTTGGCGTGTTGGGGCAGGCCATCGGTGCGCCGAAGCAACTGTCGCCCCTGGCAGGGGTCACGCTCCCTTCGATGCAGGCATGGCGACAGTTCACCCCAACGGAACGGGAGACCTTCCTTGCCGCCGTAGAGGCCACGGGTATCCCGAGGGCGACGTTCCTGCGCGAGGCTGGCCTTACGACCTTCCAGCCCGCGGGCATCCCGCGAGGACGGACCGTTAGGATGCAGCAACAGTCACTTGGTGGGCGCACCTACACATAGGACTGGCCTTATGCAAAAACATAATAATGTTCCCTCTTTCGTCCCGCACTCAGCGATAGACGCGGAAAAGAGCAAGCGTGAAAAGGAGTTCATTCAGTGGGCGCAAGATAAGTTCCGCAAAGAGAAACTTGCGGATGAGTTGCCCACGACGCCAGCGGTCAGCCCAGCCCCGACCCAGCCGGCACCCGGCGCTGACGATTGGAGGCAGGCGTACCAGGAAGAAGAGGAACTACTCGCTGCCTCCCAGGAGCGGGCTGCTGTCGCTCGGGAGCGGGCTGCTTTGCCAGACCCCTTTGCCGTAGCGCAAGTCACGCGAGGCCCTATGCAGTGGGGGGTAGGTGCCCGCGGCAAGAAAATGACCCCGGAAGAGGCGACTGCTGCCTACGAAGAGGCACAAGAGGTACTGGAGAGGCCAGGGGCGGAGTGGGCCGAGCCGATCTATCACACCCCACTGGGGGTGCAGGCATTGCAACAAGCCGTCCAGGCTGCGGAAAAGGGGTTAGAAAAGAAGCGAGAATTTAAGGAAAAGCAAGAGAAAACTGCTGAAGACCTCTACGAACCTTGGATGATAAATCAAGGCGGCACGCTTGAGGCCACCGGCAGGGCGATAGAGTTGCAAATCGTCACAGCGCTGGCTGCTGGCGAGGATACAAGAGAGCTAGAGGGAAAACGGGACCGGCTCAGGCAGTACGTTCAGGCCAAGGAATTCGCAGAAGTGGGCGTGCTGCGCGGCATAGAAACGGCCAAGGGGGTGGCAACAGCCGCCCTGGAAAAGCAAGAGGAAATAAAGCAGACGCTCACCGTCCCGGCCACCGCAGCCTTAGTCTATGCGGTGCAGAAGGTTGATCCTCGCGATCACGAGATGGAGCGGATCGCAGACCAGTATATGGCCCAGGGCTACGGTGTATTGCAGTCGACCACCTGGGCGTCTAGAGAGGTGGAACTACCCTGGGGGGTTCAAGGGGCAATGGAGCTAATCCTGGCTCCCGAGAACATACTCCCGATCTTCGGTTTTCCTGGCCTCGCCACGAAGCCAGCGCTGGTAGCCTTTGGGACGCTGGGGAGGACTGCCTGGGTCAAGGGGGCTACTGGCGGTATCACCCGAAAGTTTGTGCAGTCCATGCTCACCCAGGCTCACCCAGAGGACATGGCCCGCCTGATGCCCAAGGGGACCCCGTTGGATATTCCCAACGCAGAGAGGATTATCGCTGACTTCCAGGGCCAGATTAACCGACACCGAGGCCAACTCCTCTCCTTGCCAGTTGTGCATCGAGGGGCAAGGCCACTGCCGCTTGGCCCAGAACAGCAAAAACTAGAGAAGTCCATCCAGGCACTCAAGGCGTATGTTAATGGGATGAAGGAGGGGGTTGCCAAAGCAGGGAAGGGGGCTGAGGCAAGGCGAGCGCTTGGGATACCTGACGTGATAGTAGACCTTCGTACCGTTACGGATGAGCTGGCAGCGCTTGAGACGAAACAGGCTAGGCCCATACTTGAGGGGACTGGGCCTGGTGGGAAGGTTGAGCGCATATCCGAGAATGTAGTCGAGCAAATTGTCAAACGGGGAATGGTCCCAATTGTCGGCTGGGGCAGATTGAGGAAGCTCTTTCTTGCGCGCAGCCTGCAACAGCAGAAAGCTGTCGACTTTGCCGATATCGCTTTGGCGCTGTTTCGGGCCAGGCACCTGGAGCGCATTCGCACGGGGGTCGTTGGAGGGATTAAGCGGGCGCTGCGCCCAGGCGAGGCTCCGTTCCCCGTCAATAAAGAGGGCATCTGGATAGGAACGACGCAGGCTAAGGAAGGGGCAGAGAGGTCTATCCCGTGGCAGAGTGTGCTTGAACACCCGAATGCGGTGCTCAGTGATGTCGAGCGTGCCTTGCGGGACGACTACCTGCAAGTCCTTAAGCAGGTTGAGGAGATGAGGCTGAGGAACGGACTCACCCCCCGTGCCGGGTCGGCCAAGGGGTTGAAGAACAAATACTATATCCCCCACAGAAGTATGTCTGAGCATGGGCGGGGGTACGCGGCAAAGGCCAACCCGAGCCTGGACCGGCAGTACAATTCCGTATCCCAGGGGATGGCACACGGAATCGAGTACAGCAAAGACCCGATGGAGACCCTTAAATTCCACATCCTAGACGCTTATCAAGAAATTATAGAGAAACAGTTCGACGAGATGATAGGCAAGCATAGTATTTCTCCAGCCCTGATTGATAAATACGTTCCCGAGTTAACCAAGACAAGGTACTTTAAGGCAGAGAAGGCACTGGCTGACGCCGTGGAAGCCGGCGATGCAGACGCTATCGCCAAGGCGACGGAGGAGTTGAAGAGGAGACAGCTGAACCTTGACCGTCAGCGCAGGAAGGTGAAATACCTCCCTGGGAGTGAATTCAACCAAACAGAGAATGTCCCCATTCGAAAGTGGAGAGATTGGTTTCTCAAGGAAGAAGACCTCAAGCGCATGAAAGAGACCCTGGGCATTGGCCCAGAGGGTATTGGCGTTGCCAGCATCGAAGGCGGACCCATAAGCCGAGGGCTGGGGCAAGTCGTCAACCATACACGGTTCCTTCAAGCAACTATGGACTTTGCCATGCCGTTCCTTCAGGGTCTTCCGCTCCTAGTGACGCGCCCTCTCTTGTGGTCGAAGATGACAGCCAAGCACTATCAGGCGTTTTTCGATCCCACGGTGCAGGCGCGGTACTTCTCGGATAACCTGGAGGTATTCCAGGATATGGTGCGCCACGGCATTCCCGTCGGTGACGTGGAGCTGTTCACTGCCATTCGGGAAGGGCAGGGGATAAGTTTCCTTGGGAACATGGTCGAGAAGCAATTCGGCAAGGGGATGAGAGAGACCTTTAGGGGCATCGGGAAGCAGTCCTTTGGCCGGTTCCAAGCCTCCTACGACATGGGGCTTGCAACGGCACGGGCAGAGCTTTGGAAATCCCTCTCGAAGGGGTACGGTGGGCCGCGTGCAGTGTGGAAAGGGAGCAAGGGTGAACTGGCGCAGTATATCCGAAACATGACGGGAGGCTTGGATTCCAAGGCGCTTGGGGTAGGCGCAAACCAGCGGCATATCGAGGGGATGTGGCTTGCCTTCTCCCCAAGATATTTCCGCTCCACTATGGCCCTGATGACCGATGCCATCCGCGGCCTGCGGCCAGGGGCAAACGCTGCCCAGCGCGAGTCAACGAAAACAATGGCGAGCCTCGTCTTTGGCATTGGGGGCTTTTTTGCCTTGGCGAACATTGCCATCGGACGGGCTAACAACGAGAGCTGGGAAGAAATATGGGATAGGATTCAGACATCGTGGAACCCTCTAGGAGGGAAGAAGTTCCTTAGCCTCAATATCAACGGGGAATGGATCGGGGTCGGCGGGCAGGTCAGGTCGATCTTGCAGATCGTCTCCAAGCTAGCGATGTCAGCAGGAGACCCAAGCGTGTTCCTCCGCCGAGACCCGAAGGCAAACCCGCTCATCTATGCGTGGCACTCACGCGGTGCCCCTGCTCTTCACCTCGCTGGCGGCGGCGTGGAGGCGCTCTCTGCCCTCATGGGGGGGAAGGTGGACATCCTCCCGTTTGACAACATAGACACGTTGCCCGAAGTCGCTGCTTTCGCTGGCACCGCCTTATCCCCCTTTGCGGTGGACGCCAAGATGGAAGGGGACTCGTGGTTTTCAACGTTCCTCGGTGGGTTAGGCGCGAGGACTTCTACGGAGACTGTCTATGACAAGCGGGACCAGATGGCGAAAGAACTCTTCAATGAGGGGTGGTGGGACACCACCCCAGCACAGAAATCTGAATTCTGGAAGAAGCACCCTGGGTTCAGGGAAGAGATAAAGCAAGAGGATGTCATCCGCTGCCAGCAGGGGGATATGGGCGCTTGCGACAGAGAAGCTATAAATATATACCAGACGGAGTTTTTGGATGAGCAGGCCGAAGACGACCGCACTTTCCAACAGTATCTCGATCCGTCCTTTAAGTCGCCGGCCCTCAGGAGGGTGAAACTCAAAGAATGGAAGAATCGTCGGAAGACGAGAAGGGCGGAACTCCACGTCAAGATAGACGAGAAGCGCCGTGACGTGGAGTTCCCGAAGGGGTCTGATCCGCTTATGGATGAATACTATGAGCGCGTAGATAAAGCAAAAGAAGAACACGGCGGCGTACTAGACCCAGACGCTTGGCACGAGATTGACCAGTGGCTATCTAGGAGAACCCTGGTAGAACAGGAGCACATCTCCAGGAACAGCGGTCTTGGGGAGCGCACAGAGCTTGAGCAGGAATACTACAGGGCGCTTGGAGCGATAGAAGCCTATTGGGAAGTTGGTGAGACAGAAGCGGTGCTCTCTAAGTTCGCGACTGCGGCAGACAGAGCGATAGCAAGAAACTATGCCAAAGGCACTGCCGCTATACGAGAGGAGCTTCTCAATAGCGAGGATAGCCATACGAGGCACATGGCAAGACGGGCCATGAGGCAGGCGAAGAGGGCAAAGGCTAGGCTGAGAACAGAGGGCATCCCAGGCCAACACCCGGCCCTCCTGGACGCCCTCCTCGGACGGTGGTACGGCAATGTCCCAAAGCACCAGCCCGAACAGATAAAACAAGCCCTGGACCAATGGCTGGGTGGCGCAGGGGTGCGGGCCGTGTCCCCTCCACTGCGAGGCCCCGCAGTTCCAGCCACCGCCACTGCACCGAGAGGCACTGCGGCCCCGGCGCCGACCGCAAGGCCCCTCCCACCGGGGTTCCTTGACCTCATGAGGACTAAATACGGGTATCAGGGATAAAGGGCATTCGGGGCCATTACTTGACACGTAGATACGGGTCATGCTAAACAAAGGCTAGATTTATTCGGAAACCCCATACGGGAACTCCCGGATAGGACTTATTCGGAAACCCCACAATGGGAACTCCCGGATAGGAGTAGAGATGCCAGACGAAGACACGCAGGTATTGGACGACGCTACCTTAGTGGAGGATACCCCTCTAGAGGCTGACGACGAGTCTCAGATAGAGGCACCCCCTCTTCAAGATGACGGCGAGATTGACTACAAGTCCCTCGCTGACCGGCGCTCTGAAGAGCTTGCTAACGAGCGTTTAGCGCATCAACGGACGAGGACCAGGCTCGGGCGGTATGAACCGAAGCGTGAAGGCGAGCGCTCATCGTCTGCGATCAGGCGCGAGATTGATCTTGCGATTAAACCACTGGAACAGTATGTCTCTCTTCTCGTGAAGCAGCAGGCAGACCCAGACGCAGACCCAGATCAGTTCCGCCAAGAGGTCGCTACGGTCAATACCGAAACAGAACTCCAGGGCCTGGTCGGCGAGACATCGGGCATACTCGCCAGGATAGCCGACCGCGCTGCTGACATGGAAACCGACATCACCGGCGAGAGCTTTGCCAATGCCAGGAACCAGTGGGAGCAGGCCCGACAAGTCTGGGCGTCAGGCAATGTCCAGGAGGCCATGCGCGGGTTCTATAGGGCCGATGCGGCCTACCAGTTGGCATTGGACAGGCTCCAGGTCCAGCAGGAAGCTGACGACCAACGCAAGTCCAAGGTCAACCAGCAACGTCGGAACGGCACACTCAACGTGGCCCCAGGCTCATCTGGCACCGCCGGCGGCATGACTGCCGAGCAGCGGTGGAGTGCTTACGGGCGCGGCGAGGTGTCATGGAGTAAAGAAGTACAAGACGCCGGGCGTGCGCTCGGCGCACTTTAATGAAGGAGTAAAGTTATGGCTAGTGGAAATACGACTACCGGCTCAGTCAGCGATAGTTTAGATATCGTAGCGGCAGCAGCCAGGTCACGACGCGAGTACGATGCAGTTTTCCCACAACTGGTGGACAGGGTAGACCTCGAAGCTGGGTCTGGGACGGCATGGAGAGAGGTCCTGTTCGAGAAACTGTCGGCCCAGTCTGTTACTGAGACGACGACCCTCGACAACCCGCAGCAGTTCGACGACTCGGCTATTTCGATCACCCCGCAGCTTGTCCAGATTCAGACATTCATATCGGACAAGGTGGGGCGGAACCTGAACAAAAAGGCGTTCGGCCAGATGGGCAAATTGGCTGGAGAGGCCATGATGAGGAAGCGGGACGAAGACGGGCTGACGGCGGCAGACGGCTCCACCCAGATGGGTGGGGCGGGTACGCCGATACAGGCTGGCGACGTGTCAGCGGCACGCTATCGGATCACCAGCAACGCAACGGAGCCAGGCTCCATGCCGGTCAACAGCGTAATCCACGGGTTCTGCATCAAGGACCTGTACGACGAACTCGTGGCTGGTGTCGGCACCTACGCCATCCCAGATGGTGCGACGGCAACGGTGTTCCAGAGCGGCTTCACGCTGCCCATCGCGAACGTATCGATCCATGAGGACGGCAACATCAGCATTGACAGCGCCTCCGACGCCAAGAACTTCGTGTTCAGCAAGTCGGCCTGGGTACTGGTCAACGGGATGACGCTCCGAACAGAGACGCGGCGTGAGCCTCATATCGGCGGCGGCGGGGACTCGGTGTTCCTGACGGACGAGTACGCCTACGGCGAGAGGAGCGCAGGGAACTGGAGCTTCGAGATCATCGCAGACGCAACGGCCCCAGCGTAATAGGGGCCACATCATAACCGGGAGACAAACGTGTTGCTGAGGCGGGGGCTTCCCTCGACCGAGGCAAGTAACAACTTTGTCTAAGGGAGATACTAATGGCACAGAGTGATCGCGGACGAATCGAACTGTTCTACGACTTCTTTGGTGAGGACAACATAGCGAACACGGCAGAGAGTCGGGTCCTTGGCCCATTCGTTGTGGGTGGTCAGGGCAACGCCGAGACCGACGCTGGGGTCCCAACCATTGCTGGCATGGTCAGTGGCGCTGGGCGCATAACAACGACCAACGAAGATAACCACACAACGCTGGTAGGTACGAACACTGCTTTCAGCGCCAGCCTGAATGGGCCAATCGTACTGGAGGCCCGTGTCCAGCTTGACAACATAGACACGAAAGAGGTGTTCTTTGGCCTGAGTGACATAGACCCGGATACGCTCAGTATTGAAACTGACGTTATGACGGGTGCTACCACCACGCTTACGTTAACAGCGTCTGATCTATGTGGTTTTTTCTTGTCGGCAGAGCTTACTGACGACGAGGACTGGCACATGGTGTACAACGGGGGCAGTACAACGGGAGAGACGACCTCAACTAGCGTAGATGCTGACGACGACGCCGTCGCAGCCGAGTGGCAGGTCCTTCGTTTGGAAATCGACACCAACGGCACTGCCCGGTGGTACATCGATGGCGTCCTGAAGCAGACCAAGACAGGAGCAGTATCCACAACCACGGTCATGGGAGTATGCCTTGGCGTTGAGGCCAAGGGTAATGCCATCGAGAACCTGGACGTGGACTACCTGCTCGTCACGGCCAACAGGGACTGGACCGTTTAGGCTGACGTGGTGATGTGGGCCACCCTGAAAAGGCTTGAGCTACACTCAGGGTGGCCCACGCGGGAATTCCTTTCAAGTGCGTACTTTACGCAAGGAGTAGCAAATGACTGCACCAACTAGTTCATCTTACAGAGGCTGGTATCTTGACCGCGAGAACAGTGCGCTCGACCTTTATGTGGGCTTTGGCGGGGCTTCAGACCCCGTAGAGCTAGTACAGGCGACCACTTCTGCCCTCGCGATAACCAAGAACCTCTTTATAAACGATACCGCAACCGGGGATATGACCCTCGGGCTTTGTATCAATCAGGGCGCTGCCGACGATGCGCTCATCGTCTTTAAGTCTTCCGATGTCGCCCATTCGTTCACTGACTTGGTAGAAGCTGATACCGCAGCGGTTATCACTAAGGCAAACGCAGCCGAGGGCGGGCTCCTCATTGATGCCTTTGTCGAGACTGGTGCCCGGGACGCGGTGCATATCCGCGGATCGGTTACCACCGAGGACTTGAGCAAATCCACGTCCAGGTTTGGTCCGATTGTCCTCAACGGCGCGTTTCTCGATTCTAATACCCGAGGGGCGATGAATAGTAACGCTAACCTTGTGGCGATCCGCAACAACGGTACGACTAGGTTCATCTTTGATGGCGATGGTGATTCGCACCAGGATGTCGGCACGGCCTGGACGAACTTCGATGACTACGATGACGTTAGCCTGCTCCACGCGTTATCCGCAGGAGTGAGCCAAGCTATTGACCCTGTCCGCGAACAGTTCGGCCAGTTGCTCGATGACCACCGGGAGTTTTTGGAGTCGCACAAGCTCGTCACCTTTAACGATGACGGCCACCACTTCATCAACTGGAGTCGCACGCACATGCTGGTCATTGGCGCAGTCCGCCAGCAGGCAGAACGCCTTGCGGAGCTTGGAGTAAAGCTAGAAGTCGCCGAGCGGAAACTCGCAGCGATAGGAGCGGCATAAATGGCTGGAATTACGGCACCATTAAACAGCGCGATGAAGGTTGATGCGAAGGCTGCACTAGCCGCCAAGGGCATTAGTAGCGGTTCGTATTCGGCGCGTGAGCTACGGCACATCGTGATCCAGTGGCTTGTATCCACTGGTCTAAGCAAGAACGCGGCAATCGCGTCATCCACAGGGCAGCGGTGGTTCTCGAATGCAAACGTGACTGATGGGGTATTCGCCTCTGCCGCCAACGCCAAGATCGACATAACGAGCCTGTGACGGTGAACTGAGCCTGGCCCGCTCCAGGGAGCAATCCTTGGGGCGGGCTATGGACGTAATGAAGCAGGGGGAGATATGACAGAGCAATTGCTGGCAGACGTTGGTCTGGCGGACATCCCGCCAGAGGTGATTGATGCTGTAGACCTCTCCATGCCTCAGGAGTTCATGGACGGCGCAATGGCCGTGGACATGGTCTCGTACCTCCGTCAATACCACAGCCTGGACTTCCAGCAGAAAGCGGCCCTCCACAACGAAGACCATAAACGGGCCGAGGAAATAAACAAGAACAAGCTGTTCGCGAAAACCGTTCTCGGCTACATCCAGTGGAAGCACCCTGGGGCCAAGAAGCTCGCTGATGAGATGATGGTAAGGGACAAGTATGTCAGGGGATAAGTGACGGACCAGCAGCCTGGGGCAGAGGTCGGGTGGTTCAAGGCCAAGACCGCACTTGACTCAACGACCCGTGCGGTACTCGACAATGAACCCTGCTTCTTCCTCGGCGAGTTCGACCTACCGTCCAAGAGTGGGAAGAGCAAGAGCCGGTATCAGCTTCTGCGTGTGGTACGGCAAGACCGGCTCGTCACGGCCTATGTGTACTTGGGGCCAGCAGCGAGTTTCTCGGCAGACCAGTTCACGATGGTCGGCGGCTGGTTCAGCGAGGACGGCAAGGGGTATGCGGAACATACCGTGGCAGAGATGCAGGACGGGGCTGATGAGTTGCGGACCAAGCCCCAGCGCAGGGAGCTAGCGCCTTCCGACCTCCAGGGGGCGTTCCGCAACATGACCGAGGAGAAGGGACGCCGGCGAAAGAAACAGTCTAGCTTTGGGTATCAAGGACAACTGGTGAGAGCATGACCACAGATATGACAGACCAGAAGGAAGCAGCGTGGCAGGCCATGCTGGCGGGGGAGGAAGCGACCGCAGAGGCCGACCCGGCCAACCCCGTCGAGGTTATCCCTGACACGTACAGTCAGGTAGGCGATATCGTAGGACGCCCGTCAGAAGAATCTCCTGGTGCCTTACGCATCACCGACCTGCGCTTCCGCGGGTACACCCAGGTCTGGGACACGAAGACGGGGGATATGAGTCTTCAGCCGTGGTGGCTGCTTTGGCAGACCATGCGGAAGAAGCACGAGGACGGGACGCCAAGGTTCACGAGGACCGACCCTAAGATTCCCCCCAGCTATGGTGATGACCTCGCTTGCCCGCTCAACCCAGAGTCCGCGGAAAACGAGTTCTATAGGGGTAAAGGGTTCCGTAGCTGTACAAAACGCCACATCCCCCACGAGGACGCTCTGTGGCGACACGTTCGCCACTCGCACAAGCGGGCGTGGGACATGCGCCAGACCGAGACTGCGAACCGAGAGCGTCGCGAAGACCGCGAGTTGCAGCAGCGGATGCTCGACGCCCAGGTCTCACTGGCCGAGGCCATGAAGGGCCGGTTTGTCCCAGAGGACTTAGCCAAAGAGGCAACGCAGATAGTGGCCCAGGCGCAAGAGCAGCCGGCAACCGACCTTCAGACAAGTGGTGGGGCTACGGTGTATTGCCCCAAGTGCAACAAGGCGTTCACCCGCGAAGATAAAGACCACGCCGAAGCATCACTCCGTTCCCACGGGTGGCATTGCGGGGACAAGCAGTAATCACAACAAAACATCCTCCTCCCACACAAGAGGTCTGGATGGGGCTGGATAGACCAAGGAGGACAGCATGGCAACAGACACGTATTCAGGGTCTCTTGGGCACGAGCGGATAGCTGGCGCTGCCAGCGGCGTGTCCTTAAGTACGACAGCGGCCTTCGTTGGCCTTGTGAAGGGCACGAAGCTGACGACCCTCATCACTCGGAACTTCTCAACGGCGGTGGTCATGCGGTACGCCGCGTGCCCCTATCTCGTCGTCCTCAAAGCCGATAGCTCAGACGACCTCGCGACCGTTCCAACAAACTACACCGAGGTTGCCCAAGACGGCTCCACGTCTACGGATGTAACGCTCTCTGGCCTCGCTGCCGGGCGCTACCTCTATGTGGGGTCAGCAGTACCGTTCCGCGGCGTCAACATCGACGTTGATTCCACCAACAGCACAGGCTCGACAGCCCTGACGGTCCGCTACTGGTCGGGGCTATGGACAGACCTCTCCGACTCCGACGGGACAGCCAGCTCGGTCTCGCTTGACCAAGACGGCTCGGTCACCTGGACAGTGCCGTCAGCGCTACCGTGGCGGGCGGCGTCGCTGGCACGAATTTCCGTGGAACTCGGGAATGGCATTGCCGATAAGTTCGCGTGGCGGGACGAGACCATGTACTGGACCCGCTGGGAATGGAGCCATGCAATGGACGCCAGCGTCACGCTCAACGCCATGCTCGCCATCAACGAGTCCACGGCCTACGCCGAGATACCCACCGGGATCACGAGGCAGGCCCGCGTCCACATGGGGTTCGGGCAGGACGGGATTGCCGGCTATGAAATGCTGACCAACGCAGGCACGGCTAACTGCTTGGTCAACTGCGCCTCCCTCGACGGGTATTTCAGTGAGGGCAAGGTGAAGTAAGCATGTCAACGACAACCCTGGCAGTGCTTCGACAGCGCCTCAGTGAGACGATAGGCGACTACATCACAGGCACGGCGACGGGGGGATCGACCACAACCGTTGTGGACACCAGCCTCGCCAAGCAGCCAATGGCAAACGAGGACGACGCCTTCGTCGGGTGGTGGGTGCTGATCCTCAATGACGCTTCTGGCGGGAGTGCCACGGGCGATATCAGGCTCATCACCGACTCCGATGCGTCCTCCACGAACGTCACGGTGACGCAGGAGTTCAGTGCAGCCATCGCAGTGAACGATACATACGAGCTTCACCGCTACCACCCAACGGAGAAACTAGCAGCGATCAACAGGGCCGCTAGAAAGGCATACCCGGAGCTGCACCTGCCGCTGATCAACGAGACGCTCCTGAGTGACAACCTCGTCCAGAACAGCGGGATGGAGACAGACCCGCTCCCTGGCAGCGGCTGGACTCACACCGTTTCTACGTGGTCGCAGGCATCGACCGCTACAGGGGATGCAGTCTGGCACGGCACGTACTCAGCGAAAGGGGTTGGCGGTGGCGCTGCGGCCCAGATGGAGCAGAACATCTACGACACGCGGCTGGCGATCCACGAGATCGTGGGGAAGACCATCCACATCACCGCCAGGATATGGGCCACCGATGCAGCCTCGGCTAGGATACGGGTGAGCTTCGATGGGTCCACGTATACGGATAGCTCCTACCACAGCGGTGGTGGGGAGTGGGAAGGCCCAGGGACGATCTACATCGACACGGCCATCCCCAACGACCCGACAGAGATATCCATATGGTGCGAGGTGGCCGCAGGCAAGACGGCCTTCTTCGACCAGGTGCAGGCGTCGATAGATTCAGTCTACCGCTACACCGTCCCAACCGCGTTTGCCGAGCCGCCCTCGCAGGTAGAAATCCAGGTGGACGAGAACAGGCCCACGGGGCCTTTCGTCCCGGTGACCGGGGCGTACTTCGAGCGCAATGGGGCGAGTACATACCTCCGAGTCGATGAGCCTCTGCCACGCGGGCGGGTCATCAGGTTGGAGGGGAAGGGTTACCTATCGAGCGTGTCCGCTGATACGGACACGATGGAAGTCAGCGGTGCCCAGGCTGACCTCATTGCCGAACTCGCTGCGGCAGAGCTATTTTCTGCGCTGGCAGACAGCGCTAGTAGTGAGGGTGGGGAGTACTTCCAGGCCCTCGCTATCAAGCACCAGCAGATGGCTAACGGGCTGAGGGCGACGGCTGGGGTACGGATTCTCAGAGGGGCACGGCTCAGATACAGATTTGTGAGGTAGTGTATGCCCACCGCCGGAGTAACGCACCACATCACGATTGAGGACTCCTCGTCGGGAAGCCCGAAGGTCGGGTTGATGTACCCGAAGCAGAAACGCGGGACGGGGTTTCGGGTCACCGACTTCAGAACGATTGCGCCCAGAATCTTGTCTGACGTGGAGCTGACTCACGCTACGCTGGACCCGCTGGTCGAGAACGTCTTCCACCAGGATGACTGGCGTGGCGGCTTGGGCGGCGTCCTCCACCGCGACAACCCGCAAGAGCTGGCGTTCGCCTATAGCATTGACTCAGCCGACCCGCACTCGCTGAAGCTAGCTGGGGGCCGCGTCACGACAACTATCGGAAGCGGCAGCACCGTCACGAATCGGCTCCCCATCGGGTCTGGCTTTGCGGTGGTCGGCTCCGAGGTCTGGTCGTTCCAGGGCCACGAGGTTTGGCTCTGGAACTACACCGACGAGGACTGGGACGAGGGCACGACCCCGGTTGCTGTGGCGGCGAGTTCTACCATAGTCCCGAAGCTGTACAGGAACGGCGTTGTCTTCGGCTCGAACGTGTTCGTGCCTGGGTGGTCGCAACAACCAGCGGCCACCGATAAGTTCCGCCCGTCTGCCTATATCTACAAGGCCGACTCCGACGCTGACTGGATACTGTCCACGTTTACGGACGGGTCCGCCCAGTTCAGGTATTTCGCCGTGACCTACGAGTCCGACGGCACCGAGCGAT